CAACAACGCAGCCAGCGGTAAGCCTGATGATTGGCACTACTTGCCAGCCATCGCTGCTGCCGTTCGTGCTGCAGGTGAACAATGCACCTATGTGGCACGCACTGAGCTCAATCTCATCGCTGATGAGTTAGAAGCCTTTGCCCAGTAGTCACCTTCACTAGGCGGGCAACCGGCCTACTCAACAGGTTGCACCACTCTTAGCCTTAATCAACTGGCACCTGATCATGCCTGACAACAATCCCGCACCTGGCATCGACTTCCCCTTTACCGTGTGGAAGGTCGCCAACATGGAGAGAAATCTTGATGCGATAGGAACGGTGTTCACGGTCCACTGGACTGTGACGCATTTCCGCGATGGCGAGCAAGCTGGCGCTTATGGCTCCATCGGTCTTGAGGTACCTGCTGAGGGCACCGGCATCCCTTACGCCGAGCTGACCGAAGACACCGTGATCGGTTGGGTCAAAACCAACTTCGGCGATGAAAAGGTCACGGAAATCGAAGCCGCCCTTGACGCCCAGATCACTGAAAAGCTGGCACCTAGCAAGTCCAGCGGAGTGCCTTGGTCCTGATGGCAGTCCGCAGCAAGACCGGCACCGGCGCCCTGCAGCACCAGGCTGGTCCACCTAAGACCACACGGCAAGGCTATGGCCAGCGGTCACGGCCAAGGCGGCGCGGCCGTAAGCCTTTGCGCGGGCAGGGCCGGTAAACTACGAAAAAGGCCAGCCGATGCCTCGCAATGGAACACCACGACGAGGCGCCCATAACGGCTAAGGCGGCTGAAAGCCCATTCACCCAGATGGTGCCAGCTTTGCTAACCGCCGCAGTGGTTGGATTGGCTGGTCTTTTTATGCAGGTTGCCAAGCTTGACCAGTCAGTCAGTACCGTGGCGGCTGATATCCAAGAACTGAAAAACGACAGCAAGGAACGGTTATCGGATATTGAAGCTCGCGTTAGGACTTTGGAAATGTCGCTAGGCAGGCGAAACGGTGCGCCATAGACTCGGCTAAACGCCATTTATCCATGGACCCCACCACTGCTGCCGTGATCGCCATCTTGGTGGCTGCTGGCTCTGAAGTCATCACCCTGCTGCCAATCAAAGAAAACAGTTGGGTGCAGTTGATCATGAAGGCGCTGAAAGTGGTTTTCCCAAAGCGCTGAAAGCTGACACCGTATGGCTAGCCCGGTTTGGCGATAAAGACTGGCGGCATCATCTGCACAAGTGGGCGCAGGATTACAAGTTCAACGCCACGCTCGGCCCACGGCTTGACCGTGCTGAAGCTGACTGGCACGCCACACAGCCGCCCAATATCCCGCCACCGATCATCAGCAGCGATGAGCTGCGCATCTCTGCACCATGGCTGACCGATGACGAACACGGCACCGATCACACTTGAGGCGCTTTTCAGATACTGGAAAGCGTTGCCGCATCAGTCGGCAGCTATTGCGCAGCTTGAAAAGGATTTGGCGCAACATGGCTACGACGTGGCTATGCGGCGTGATCGTGAATGGTTCCAAACATGGAGCCAAAGCGGCAAGCAAACCGATCTGGCCGCGGCCATCAAGCTGATCAAGGAGTTTGAAGGCTGTCACCTTTCGGCCTATCCCGACCCGCTCAGCGGCGGTGATCCGTGGACCATTGGTTATGGCACCACGCGCTACAGCGGCGGCGTGCCTGTCAAACGCGGTGACAAAATCACCGTGATTGAGGCCGATATGCTTCTGCGGCTTGAGATTGATCGCATCGCCGCCAAGCTGCGCACCACAGTGCCGCACTGGAATGTGATGGATGACAACCAGCGGTGTGCTCTGGTCAGCTTTGCGTACAACCTCGGGCCTGATTTTGTTGGCTTGGCAGGATTCGAGACGATCACGGCGAAACTGCGCGACCGTGACTGGGCTGCAGTGCCTGCGGCGATGGAGCTATATCGCAACCCTGGCACCAACGTGGAAGCTGGCCTGCTGCGGCGGCGCCGTGCAGAAGGCAAGCTATGGGGCCAGCATCAAGCTGCTGCAGAGCCTGAGACTGCCAAGCTGCGGCCCAGCAGCCCATTCAACGCACGGATCACGCCACACATTCGGCTGGGTGAGTTCGCGCTCGATCAGGAAGCGCGCAGGTTCACCAATCAGGGGCAGCTTGATATCGCAGCCGAGCTAGCCGCGTTCTTGGAACGTGTGCGCGTGCAGTTTGGCGGGCGCCCTGTGGTTATCACGTCCGGCTATCGGCCAGAAGCAATCAACCGCCAGGTAGGCGGCGCCAGCAACAGCGAGCACCTCTACAAACCCGGTTGCGGTGCGGTCGATTTCTACATCGAAGGCGCCGATATCTATGCGGTGCAGAACTGGTGCGACAAGAACTGGCCTTATAGCCTCGGCTATGGCGCCTACAAAGGTTTCATCCATCTAGGCATCCGCAGCAGCAGGGCTAAGGTGCGCTGGGATTATTGACCGCCTGTGCTGCTACCTGATCACGAGATCCGTCGGCTGTGCCAACAGCATTCGATGCTGTCGCCATACAACGAAGAACAGCTAAACCCGGCCAGTTATGACGTGACGCTCGGCACGCAGATCATGATGGAGGTGGCCAGCACCACCGAACTGCAAAAGGTGCAGCTGCACGGCCACACGAAAGACGACCCGTTCTGGATTCAGCCGGGTGAGTTTTTCCTGGCCGAAACGCAGGAGATCTTCAACCTGCCCAATCACGTCGGCGCGCAGTTTGTGCTCAAATCCAGCCGCGCACGCGAGGGCTGGGACCATGCAGAGGCCGGCTGGGCGGATCCTGGTTGGTTTGGCAGCCGCCTCACGATGGAGCTACGCAACCAGCGCCGGTTGCATCCGCTGCCGATCTGGCCGGGCCTGCGCATCGGTCAGATGAAGTTCTTGCTGGTCAGCGGCACCGTTGAGCGCAGCTACGCGCAAACCGGAAGATATAACGCTGATCTTGGCGTCACCGGATCCAAGGGCTAGCGTTTGTTTGGTGAAAGCTGAAGTCTTCAGGCGTCGGTTAAGCAGCCGGCGCCTTTTTCATGGGATGGTCTAGCGGTGCCATCCGCAGCCGGTAGATCTTGCCCGGTGCCTCGGCAGGATCATCCATCGGGATCATCGTGTAATCGTCGCAGCCGTGGCATTCAGCGAAGTGGCTGGCGGCGGTGTGGGTCGGAAACGGCCCGATATGCCACGGGCCGATGCGGAGGATGTATGTCATGCGGCAGACCGTAGCGCGATTCTGCCTCACAATCCCGCATCAAATCTGTAGTCTTATGCGACGCGGTGGCGACCGCTACCGTATGCCAAGCGGCACCGGATCATGCAGGGCTATTTCCTGGAGGTGAACGCCAAGCTCTTCATACGATCCAACACGCCGGTGGATGACCTGCCGGGCGATATCTACAGCCAGATTGCTGAACACATCAGATCCGATGAAGACATCATCGACATTGATGTGAGTTGCGTCCCTGTGCCCGAGGATCTTTGTGGCGGATCACAGGATTGACGAGACCAGACTGGTCACACGGCGATCAGCCCGTGATCAGATCTTGCTGGCTTGGAACTATGAGTGTGCATATTGCGGCGAATCATTAGGCCGCAGCCCAACGATTGATCACGTCATCCCAAAGGCGCACGGCGGCACCACAGTGCCATCCAACTTGGTCGCCTGCTGTATGGGCTGCAACTGCAGCAAGGGCCACAAGCCTTGGGTGGACTGGTATCGCGCCCAGCCCTTCTGGACTGCATTAGGCGAGTGGGCCATCGCGCAGTGGCTCCAATCTGAGCCATAATTTCGGTCGAGTTCTTTCTAAAAGGCTCAGCGTCCGTAGCGGCCGGCTGCGGTGAGGCTGACACCGCGTGAGGACCAGCCACCGGCCACCCAATTAGCTAAAGCTTTGCCCTAGCAGCTGATCTAGGTACATTTCCGCCTGCCATAGGTCGCTCGAATAGCGGCAGGTGCCACCGACGCAACTGCGGTAATACACCTCACCGCGTACCGGCATCAAAGCCTCGATATATCCGCCGTCACGATCCGTGCGGCTGATCACTTCTGGTCCGTACATTGCGCCGCCTCTTGCTGATGGATCCATGTTTTCAGTCTGGCGACATACTCCCGCAGCACTTGCGCCTGCTGCAGGTGATATGGGTCGCTGCTGGCAAACCAGAGCGCGTTATGACGGTCGATTGCCTGCAATGACTGGTGAATTAGCGGGCACCAATCAGCGCGTACAGGTGTGGCCCACTCACGAGGCACGTTCGTACATTTCACAGCGGGCCGCATAACGCCCGCCACTACGCTTCGATTCTGGCAACTCCAGCCCGCAACGCTGCTGCCGCATATCCCAGTGGTGACAATCCCAGCACATCAGCGGGCCGCCAACGGGCCGTATGCGATTGCGCGCAGCCTGGTAGATCTGCTGCGCTTTGATCAGCGCCGTTTGCAGGTGGACTGTGCCCGTATCCATCTCCAGCTGGTGATCAGGTTTGGGACCAAGCACTACGCGCGCGTGCCAATTCCGATCAGCGCGACTGCACACCAGCAGCAAGCGGCCAGCGTGCAGGCTGATCATTCTCCCTCGCCGTATGACGGCTGATGAAAGATCCGCTCCAACGTCATGCTGGCCGGCTCATCCGGTCCGTTGGTGACATAAGCCGCAATCGGATCAGTCTGATCTGCTGCCACGATCATCTCGCCGCGGCCGTATGGCTTCACCACCACCAGCCCGGTGCGGCGACTGCGCACAAGGATGCCAAGCGCCCAGCGCTCAAGCATAGATAGACCTGGCAGCTGGGGCATCATGCCTCCAGTTTGGCGATAAGACGGTCCAAATACCAGCGGCATTTGCGGGCGTCTTCCAGTGCGTACCCTTTGCACCACATGCGCAGCAGATACTTAAGCGCCTGGCCCTGCAGGTAAGCCGGGACCATATGGGGCGCATCAGCCACGGCCGCCTCAATCACGTCAATAGCTTCCACCGGCCCGCGGCGGTAGTGGTCTGGGTTGATCGCGTCAGTCATCAAGCCATCCCCATGCGATGCGTTTACAGATGCGCCACGCATGTTTTTCGTCAACATCAAACTCGGATGCAAGTTGGCGATAGCTCCATCCCTCGCGTTGCAGCTGGCGCAGCTTACGCACCAGCTCCGGTGTCAGGATCGCCGCGTAGTTGTGCTCGCCAGCCTTAAACCGACGCCCCTCTGGCATCAGCGCCATTTGTCACCCAGCAGCTGCTGGCGGCACACCTCAATAGCCTGCTGCGCTTGCTTTTGCGTCATCACCGATTCAGTTGCATCCATGGCACGCACCACGCGGGCCAGCATCTCGGGGTAGTCCGTGTCGCGGAAATTGGCGGCGATGTCGCGGCAAAATTCCTCCCACAGTCCGGTGTAGGTGCTGCAGGTGCGACCGCTGCGTTCATACAGCGCTTCCATCATGTCGGCGCGTTGCCGATCGAGCTGGTGGTCTTTCATGGTTCAAACGTTTGGCGGAGTTGCAACAGTTCTTCGCAAAGCTGCTGCCTATTACGCAAGCCGGTCAAGCCATAAAGCTGATCAATGCGTGAATCAATCAGCTTTTGCAGGCGTTCGCGTTCGTCTTGCTGGCCTTGACGGTAGGCGCCGGAATCGGTCAGCAGCTGTTCTAGCCGCTTGCGAATATCGCTCACAGCACCTCCACGTCAATAGCTTGTGGCCAGCGGTTGCGGGCATATTTGGCAGCAGCGCGCTTTGATTCGGCGCGCGTGTACCACTTGATTGGTCTGGTCTGCGGGAACCGCACCAGCACCGTGAAGTCCTTAACGCGAGCATTGTGCCGTGGCCGGCTGACACCCTCGCCATAGTTGCCTAGCTCAGTCTCATCAGTGCGCCATTGCAGCAGCGCGCCGGTTACCTCAGCCATTAGTGGGCTCCTGTTCGGGATTGAGCCATTCAATCTGCGACCACCATTCCAGCCAACTATCAGCAGCGATCAGCTTGGCCTCGGTGAGGCTGGCGGCCGTGATTGATTCAAAGACATTGGCGGCCTTGATCTGAAAGTAGAAGCGGCGTTCAGTCATGACGCACCACCTGCTGCGTACCGGAATGGATAGCGCCGGCTTGATTGCCGGATTCAATGCCGATCATGGCGAACACAGCCGCCACGATCAGAAAACAGATGGCGTTGTTGATGCGGTTCATGATGCGACCATCCTTGCGATGCGGTCGTTGAGGCGATGCAGCCATGCGCCGAACATCAGTCCGGCGACGTACACGGCGACTAGGATTTCGGCGAGCTGTGCAGTCCATAGATACAGAGTCGGCCCCCAGTCGCTTGTGAGTGCCTGTTTCATGGTGTGGGTGAATAGGGTGGGCGTTGTTCGCAGCACCGACGCCCGACGAGCTGGCTGATCCCTTGTCCACAGCGGAGAATCCCGGGCGCTCTATCGGGCTTGTGGCCTAGTGGTGTGCCGGGCCAACCGGCGTTGCGGGCTTAGTCGGGCCGTGTTGATCTCGTGGTGACGCGTCGTGTGATCCGTTCCGCGGCGGTTGAGTTTTGCGAGTGGACCGCTCCCCTCGTGTGGCCATTATGCCCTACGCGTAGGGCACCGTCAACGGTCTGCAGTCACAATCCGTTACACCGCATCGCTGCCGACCGCCAGCTGCACCGGAACCCGCAGCACTGGCTTAGATCCGCCGCTCTCACGCGACCACCCGATCACCGCCACGCTCACAGGCAACTCCACCGTGTACCAAACATGCGCGCAGTTGGTGCAGCGCCGCTGCCTGGTCACATTGTCCGGTCGCTTGCTGTTGACTGAAATAGCGCGGATCTCATTGCAGCCACACTGGGGGCAGTTCACAGCTTCGCTAACGTGCGTCTGTACACCACCACTATGACACCATGAATTTCGGTGAGTGGATGGCCGTCCAGCTATCAGCAGAACAGCAGTTCGAAATTGAAAAGCAGGCCCGCACCCTGCTCAACAGCAAGGATGCAGGCCCGATGGCCGCGGCGCTCCTTAAACAGGCCTGCTATCAGCAACAGCTGCTCCAGCAAGCCGTCAACGAAATCGCCCGGCTCGAATGTGAGCTGATGGGGCGCTAGAAGAGATCCGCTTCCACCACCACCCCATCGGTGGCATCAGCCAAGCTCTGCGCCGCAGCAGTAGCCTGCACAGCAGCCTGAGGCGGCACCCAATCACGCGGCGGTTGCGCCACAGCGCTCACATAGGACAACCCTTTGCTGCTGGTTTTCTTCCATCCACTGATGGGCACCTGTACGCTGCCGTACTGGTCTGGCGTTTGACTCATCACGAAAGCGCAAAATGCGTCCAGCTCTTCAACCTTGACGTTCATCATTCCCGAAAAGTCGATCTTGCTATCGGGCTTGGTGCTTTTGAAGATGCTCAGATTCAGCTTGAAGCTCATGGTTCAATCGTGAGTTGTGGTGTTGGCCTTTTCGTATTGCTCCACCTCGGCCAAGGGGTAGAGCACGAAACCGGGCGTGCGGAAATACGGCGGACCCTTGCCCGCCTTACGCCAGCGCATCAGCGTGTCAGGATGCAGACCCCATCGCTGCGCTAACTGCGTCGCCGTTAAGTAGTCAGAAGAGTTCATCCGATTCAGGCTCGGGTTGCGGTTCAGCCTTAGCGGCGATGTTCGCATTCAGATCGGCAACACTGGTGGCAGGTGCCGCGCTGACGCTGACAGGCTCCACGTCCAGCACCTCCTCCTGGCTCTGCATACCAAGCAGCAGATCACTCGCATACAACCGTCCCCAGAATGCTGCGGCCCGGTAGCGAATCATCAGCTCTGGCATGGTCTGCCATTTGCTGCCCGACTTAGTAGCCCAGCCTTCACGCTTGGCCATCGCCATCGTGATCGTGGGGCCTTTTAACTCCTGCTTGCTGGCAAGGTCAGTGGCCACTGCATAGCAGGCGAGCGAATCGCCTGTGCCGCTCAACTCAAACCGCAACGGGCTGAATCTGCCGCAGCCGTTGACCATCGCAATGATGAAGCTGCTTGACCAGCTAGGGCGGCCATGGATGACCTGCAGATGCTGCATGGCCAGAAATGGACTGATGCCCATTCGGTTGGCAATTTCAAGCGCCACAAGGCAGTTAGCAAACCCCTGCTGCCCTTGGAACTGAGGCGGTATCAGTGTGCTGCTGGCCAATGCCTTGGCGATGCGTTGCGCATCTTCAAAGGCTTGGATGCCTGAAAACACTGAGCCGCCGGGCTGGGTGGTGGTGAGTGCTGTGGTTGGGTCGGTCATTACCTTATTTGGAGAGTTTGACACTGAAACCTTCTCTTTCGTCTGGCTCTAGAAAAAGCTTGCCTTTAATTGAAAGAGAATCAGAAGCAAACTCATGCTGCACGCATAAAGGGCCTTCAAGCCGCAGTAAGGAGGTGTCGATATCGGTGTTAATTGTCAAGCCTTCAGATTCAATTCTTTCGATTGAATCAGCAATCCGCTCAAAGGCTTGAGCGATTCTGCTCATTTGCACATCAATTTCCATTTCCATGATCAAAACTCTTGAATTGGTTCGGGTGCTTGCTGCTGCTGGCCGCTGGCGCCAGTCATCCATGCCGGCAGGCTGATCGGCTCAATCTGATCGCTGTAGCTAGGCCAGTTGTCGGCCGCCTTGCATACGGCCAGCTTGCCAAGATCATCCATGGCCTGCTGATAGCCGCGCTCGATCATCTCTGCATCTGCCGCATAGACCGCTACGGCGTAAGGCGCAGTGGTTTCCACACAGATGAAGATGAATTGATCGGGCCGCTTGCCGGTGGATTCGGCAACGCCGTGCAGATACCAGCCAGCCTGGACGTGATACCTGAAGCTGGTGATGCTGTGCCGGAAACCGCGCGGGCTGGCGTCGCGTGTGGTCTTAAGGTCCACCACAATGCTGCCGTCATCGGTCAACCAGTCCGGCCGGCACTTGCACTCAAGCCCATAGGTGGCGTCTGTCCACATGTGCGTGGTCTCAGCCTTGCCCGCCATGCCCAGCAGCATCGCAGCGCCAGGGTGCCGCATGATGCTGCGGCCCATCTGCATCACCACCTCGGCATCGTCGGCGGTGATCACGGTTTTGCGTTTGGCATCGGCCTCAAAGGCTGCCCAACGCTCGCGGCCTTCTTTAGTGCGGCGGTTGATGTCGCTAGGCGCCACAGCGATTTGCTGGTCCCATTGGTCAAGCTCCAGGATGTGGGTATGCAGAGCTGTGCCAAGCCGCATGGCGGGGGTTGGTTCCGGCCAAACGCGATTCGGGTCTAGGTAGCGAGCCCAGTAGTGCAAAGGGCTTTTAGCGATCTGATCAAGGCCGGACTTGCTGACCGCGTAGTGGCGGTGATAGTCGGCGTTTTGCATGATTTCCTGCAAGTTGCCGTCAAATGCTAGCACTTGCGGCCCGGTCCTGCTAGTTTCGGTTGGCCACGGCAAAGCCCATGCGCCACTACCTCGAACAATCCGTCTACGACGCCGCTATCGAGCGGTTGGAATTCATCTTTCAGCACTTCACCCGTGTCTACGTCTCCTTCTCTGGAGGCAAGGACAGCGGCGTTCTCCTCAATCTCGTTTGCGACTACGTGCGAGAACGCAAGCTGCCAATCAAGATTGGCGTCCAGATCATGGACAACGAGGCCAACTACACCCACAGCGAGGAGTTTATGCATCGCATCCTCCAAGCCAATCGGGACATCCTTGATATCTACTGGTGCTGCCTCCCCATCACCCTCCCCTGCACAGTCAGCTCCTACGAGATCGACTGGCAGTGCTGGGGCGAGCAAGACCGGCACCGCTGGATACGGCCCATGCCGCAGGAGGACTACATCGTCAACTTGCACAACCATCCATTTGGCGACTTGTTCATCGAGAACATGGACTACGCCACCTTTTGGGACATGTTTGCGGAGTGGTACAGCCAAGGTGAGCCATGCGCCAATTTGATCGGCATCCGCACTGTTGAATCCCTCAACCGTTTCCGGGCCATCCTGAACCAGGACAAGGAGACCATGCTTGGCCGCATGTGGACCAAGAAGAACGCCGATCACACCTACAACTGCTACCCCATCTACGACTGGCGCACGGAGGACATCTGGACTGCTAACGCGAAGTTCGGCTGGGATTACAACAAGCTTTATGACGTGTTCTATATGGCTGGCATCCCAATCAAAAAGATGCGGGTTGCCTCGCCCTTTATGTCAGAGTCCAAATCCAGCCTTGCCATGTATCGGGTAATCGATCCGCAGATCTGGGCAAGGCTTTGCGCCAGAGTCGGCGGTGCCAACTTCATGGCTACCTATGGCAAGCAGCTTGATTACAAATCCTTCAGACTGCCGCCCGGGCACACTTGGAAATCCTTTGTAAAGTTCCTGCTGGCCACCTTGCCGGATCAATCGAGCGCAAATTTTAAGCAGCGCTTCATTCAGTCAATCCGTTACTGGGGCCGAGTGGGGCGCGGTCTTCCTGAGTCGATTATTGACGCGCTGAGCCGTATTGGCATTCGCTTCTACATCAATGGCACCACGCGGCATGGCGGCAACAATCTCCGCCGTGTTGTGATCAAGGTGCCGCCTGATCACCTCGATGAACTGCCATGCCACAACAGCATGGTCACGTCGTGGAAACGTTTCGCCATCACAGTTCTCAAGAACGACCACACCTGCAAATATCTGGGCTTGGCGCCAACGCAAGAGCAGCAACGCCGCCAGAAATCAATCCAACGCAAGTACAGCCAAGTCCTTAACCGCTCTGCTAAATGAAAATCCTCAACGCTTCACAGCTTCCAGCTGATCGCATTGTCAACTGCCCCAAAGGTGGATTCACCAGCCATCGCCTGCTTACCGAAGACGACGGCATGGGCTACAGCATGACTAAAACCATTGTTCACCCTGGCACCCCCCACCGGTGGCACTATCAACATCACCTTGAAACCTGTTATTGCGTCAGCGGCAAAGGCGTGCTGATCAACGAAGCAACGCAAGAAATTCACGACATTGCGCCTGATGTGACCTATGTGCTGGATAAGCACGATCCACACACGTTTGAAGCTCTAGAGCCAACAATCCTGATCTGTGTATTCAACCCACCCCTCAAAGGCGATGAACTGCATGACAAGAACGATTCATACCCTTGGCGATCCCCGGTTTACTCCGTACGCAGTATTCCTATCGAGAAGGTTACCGCCAATGATTACAACCCCAACTCTGTGGCGCCGCCTGAAATGGCGTTACTCGAAACATCAATCTGGGAAGACGGCTACACGCAACCTGTCGTTGTCGTGCATGATGCCGAGCGCGACCTTTATGTGGTCGTTGACGGTTTTCACCGTTATCTGACCTTAAAAAACAGCGAGCGCATTCGCGAGCGCGAGGGTGGCCGCCTCCCAGTTGTAGTGCTGCGCAAGGAGCTGCACGACCGTATGGCTTCGACCATCCGTCACAACCGCGCCCGTGGTTCGCACAACATCGAGCTAATGAGCGTGATCGTTGCCGAACTGATCGAGATGGGAAAGGGTGACGCATGGATCTGCAAGCACATCGGCATGAGCCCTGATGAGCTGTTGCGCCTTAAGCAAGTCACCGGGTTGGCCTCGCTGTTCCTTGGCAAAGATTTCAGCAAGGCATGGGACGTGGATCAGATCGACAACATCACTGAGGATCTTAAACGTGAAGCTCAAGAGGATCTGGTTGCCCATTGATGCTTGGGAGGAGATCCACTTCAACATGTGGGGCGATGTGCCAAATCGACGCATTGCCATGTATCGCGCACAGATCTTCACCGGCAATCACCGCCTTTATGGCCGCTACATGCAGCGGGTCACACTTGAGTGGCCCAATAGTTGCATCAATGCATTAACCGACTACAACCTCAACCGCAAAGCATGGATCGGCCACGCTGCCTGCGCCCTTGCTTTGCAATGCCCTGAGGACATCACCCGACAAGCATGGGGACTTTTAACTGATGAGCAACGGACATTGGCGAACCGACAAGCGGATCGAGCCATTCGCGCCTGGGAGATGCGCTACCGCGAGAGTCTCGGAATACGTGCGGACGTGGAAAGCCCGCTGTTATTCGCACGAGATTCCTGATGACGTACCAGCCAAAGTTGCAGCCTCAGGCCGTGCGCCGTCGTGGCGTGCAGTAGCAGTGGCATTGCTGCAGAACGATTTGCACCTCTATCAGCTTGGCTATGCACGCCCTGCATACGATCAGCAGCGCCGGGCAGTGACCATGGCGCAGATCGCCATGCATGGTGCCCCCGCAGATGGAACACAGCTGGAGTTGCCGCTGTGAACCTTCGCGCCTACCAGCAACGCGCCATAGCCGACACACGCGCTGCAATCGCTGGCGGTTCACGTGCGCCGCTGCTTGTGCTTCCGACCGGCGGCGGCAAGACAATCATCTTCTCCGCCATCGCCCAATCAGCCGCGGCCAAGGGCAACCGCGTGCTGATCTTGGTGCATCGCCGCGAACTGATCCACCAAGCCAGCAGCAAGCTCCAATGGATCGGCCTAGATCACGGCATCGTCGCCGCTGGTGTTCCTGCATCAGATGCACCAGTGCAAATTGCATCCGTGCAAACGCTCGCGCGGCGCTTGTCTCGCATTGACTGGCAGCCCGGTCTGATCATCATTGATGAAGCGCACCACGCCACTGCAGGCCAATGGAGTCGCATCCTTGATCATTGGCCCAACACCTACCGCTTAGGTGTCACCGCCACACCATGCCGTCTTGATGGCCGCGGCCTACGGAGTGCGTTTGATGCCATGGTGCTAGGCCCGTCAGTGGCTGATCTGACCTCAGCTGGTTTCCTATCGCCAGCTCGGATTTACGCGCCGCCAGTGGTCGCTGATCTCGCTAGCGTCCGCACCCGCGCCGGTGATTATGCCAACGATCAGGCCGCGGCCGCCATGGATCGCCCCACAGTCACAGGCGATGCAATCAGCCATTACCAGCGCCTTGCCGCAGGACAGCAGGCAATCGCGTTCTGCTGCAACGTCAAACATGCCGTCTCAGTGTGCGACGCATTTAAGACGGCTGGGATTGCCGCAGAACTGCTGCTAGGTGGCACGCAGGACCGCGAGAAGGTGGTAACCGATTTCGCCGCACATCGCACCAACGTGCTGGTGACTGTGGATGTGGTCAGCGAGGGTTTCGACGTACCAGCCGCATCCTGCGCCATTTTGCTGCGCCCCACGCAATCGCTCGGCCTATACCTGCAACAGGTGGGCCGGGTGTTGCGCCCCGCCCCTGGCAAGGATGCCGCGCTGATCCTTGACCATGTAGGCAATGTCACGCGCCACGGATTCCCCGATGATCCCCGAGACTGGTCGTTTGATGACCGTATGCGCCGCAGCAAGGGCACACCAGCTCCATCAGTGCGCACGTGCCCGGAGTGCTATGCAGCTTTCAAGCCCGCGCCGATCTGCCCGGTCTGCGGCCATCAATGCACGCCGATCAAATCGCGCGTAATCCGTCAAATCGCAGGTGAACTGCAGGAGCTAAAGCGCACCGAGCAACGCACCGCACGCCGTGAGCAAGGCCAAGCGCGCACATTGCAAGAGCTGATCCACCTTGGCCAAGCCCGTGGGATGAAGAACCCAGTTGGGTGGGCTAAGCATGTGCTCTATGCGCGTGGCCGACGGTGATGCTTGACAGTACCCCGCCCATGGTGCATACTTAAGGAGTCAGGGGGAGACCCCACAGCACTTCAAGCCATGACCCTCGCTCAAGTACGTCAGCTGCAAATTGCCGAGCGCGCTGCTAAGGATGCCTTCTTTGCGGCCGCTGGCGCACCCGGCACCAAAATGACCGCAAAACAAGCCAAGCTGCAAGCCGATATGGTCGCAGCCACCAAGGCCCGTCAATCTGCCATGACTGCTTACGCCGCGAGTCTCTGATGCGCGTGCTGGTGGCCTGTGAGTACAGCGGCCGCGTCCGCGATGCCTTCCGCCGCCACGGCCATGACGCATGGTCCTGTGATCTATTGCCAACCGAGGCGCCCGGCCCGCACTTCATGGCGCCGGTGGAACACGTCTTAGATCTCGGCTGGGATCTGATGGTGGCGCACCCTCCCTGCACCCATCTGGCCGTCAGTGGCTCGCGTCACTTTCACCGCAAACAGCGAGAACAAGCCGAGGCGCTTGATTTCGTTCGGCTGCTCATGGCTGCACCAATCCCCCGCTGGTGCATTGAAAACCCTGTGAGCGTGATCAGCTCAGCAATACGGCCTCCGGATCAGATTGTGCAGCCATGGGAATATGGCCACGGTGAAACCAAGACCACATGCCTCTGGCTTCACAACCTGCCAAGGCTGCGGCCTACCGAATGCGTTGATGGGCGCGAAGCGCGCGTGCACCTGATGCCACCATCACCAGATCGATGGAAAGATCGCTCGCGCACCTATCAAGGCATCGCTGATGCCATGGGCGATCAATGGGGCAACCGTGATTTGCCTGCAATCATGGAGCAGCCAAGCCTGTTATGAGTGGCAAACGCTGAGACCACACTTCAGCAGCAAATCCGCCTAGCGCTTGGTACACGCACCGATCTGCGACTGTTCCGCAATCAAGTCGGCAGCCTCCCAGATCCACGCAGCGGCAGGCCCGTGCAGTTCGGCCTAGCCCGTGGATCTGCTGACCTGATCGGCTGGCGCACCATCACCATCACCCCCGACATGGTTGGCACCCAGCTGGCGGTGTTCACCTCTATAGAAGTCAAAACCGAGCGGGGCCGCATTCGCCCCGAGCAGCACGCATGGCAGCGCACCGTTTCCAACGCTGGTGGCATCGCTGGCATCGCGCGCTCAATACGAGACGCAAATGATCTCGTGAGATAGCTTGCCAACCTTGCTGACCTAGCGCACACTCTAACGGCTCCTTCCGATAGCCGTTGTGGCAACCATCGTCGATCAGCTGCAAGACATACCCGACTCATGGGCCTTAGTCGCCGTCGGTAACGACAAACGCCCCTACCAACCCGAATGGCAAAAGCATCCACTCAATAAGCATGGCGTTGAAGCCGAACTAACCGCAGGCCGCGCCGTAGCCGTTGGCGTCCTAGCCGGCCCGCCATCCGGCGGCCTCCTATTCGTCGATCACGATGGCCTTGGCGCCTCAGAGGTGCTCGAATCGCTCGGCACATCGCTGCGTGAACTGCCAAAGTCCTGGGCCGTCACCTCAGGCCGTGATGGTCGCCTACAGATCATCTACCGCGTGCCAGAACCGTTCTGGCACCAAATCAAAACCACCAAGCTGCGCAGCAGCATCAAAGGCGAACAGCTAGAGCTGCGCTGGACAGGCTGCCAATCAGTTGTGATCGGCAAGCACCCCATGACTGGCGCCTATCGCTGGCTCAACGGTCGCGCGCCAGCTGATCTGCCAATCGCCGAAGCTCCATCTGTGCTGCTGCAGCAAATGCAGCGCCCAATTGAGACGCCACCACTTCTACCAACTAACCCAACCGACGACACAGAACGCGCACGCCAATACCTTGCCAACATCCCTAGCTCTATCGCTGATGACTACGACGAATGGGTGAAGGTCGGCATGGCACTTCACAGCGTTGGCAATGACGCACTCTTATCCGACTGGTGCCAGTGGTCTGCAGCATCCGGCAAATTCAAGCCCGGCGAATGCGAAGCCAAATGGGCATCCTTCAACTCCGACACCGGCGGCGTTGGCCTTGGCACCCTCTATCACCTAGCCGGTGGCATCTCACCACGTCAGCAAGCCATTAAGGCGCTCCAATCCGTCCTAGGCCCTGATGTTGCCCAAACTGCCGGCGCATCCAAACCCATCAAGCTTGAAACCGGGGAGCTGCTCACACTTCTGCGCCAGCAGCAAGGCGGTCGCCTGCGTTTCAACATCTACACCCAATCGGTCGAACTAGATGGCAAACCCATCACCGACCTAGAGCACTACTACCTAGAGCTGGCCCAGCTGAACATCAAGGTCGGCAAGGAGCTTGCCGCTGATGCCCTGGTGTTTGTCGCCAAGGAAAACCAGTTTGATCCTGTCCGGGACTACCTAGACCGCGTGGCTGATGAGGTGTCCCCTGCCCCCATCAACCACCTTGCCACCAGCTACCTGCGCCCACAGGACCAGCCCGGCACTCTCTACGACGCCATGCTGCGTTGCACGCTCATCGCCGCCGTGCGCCGCATCTATGAACCCGGCAGCAAGCACGACGCTGCCTGCGTCCTAATGGGCGCCCAAGGCTGCGGTAAGTCCACCTTTTGGCGCAACCTCGGCGGCCCCTTCTTCTCTGATGCTCTAGGCGATATCAACAACAAAGATGACCTCTTGCTGGTCGGCAAGGCATGGATCCACGAGTGGGGTGAGATCGACCGCATCACCGGCAAGAACCACGCCGGCAAGATCAAAGCCTTTCTCTCACGTCAGACCGATTCCTATCGCGTGCCATACGGCAAGGCGATGGAAGATTTCCCGCGCCGTTCCATCATCGTTGGCTCCACCAACCGGGACACCGGCTTCCTGATCGACGACACCGGCAACCGCCGCTTTTGGGTCATCCCCGTGGACGTGCAGGGAATGATTGAGGTGGATGGCCTGCTGCTTGAACGCGACGCGATCTGGTCCGCAGCCGTCGCCGCATACAAGGCCGGCGAACCCAATCACCTACCCCGCGACCTTGAGCGCCAGGTGGCAGATGCCAACCTTGCCTACCTCGTGGAATCCCCTTGGCTTGCTCCGGTTAGAGAGTGGTTGGCATCACCCCGAAACGCTGGGATCCCAGTCACCACCGAGGTTTTGCTTACTGATGCCATCGGCAAGCCCATTGAGCGCCAGTCTCGTGCGGACCAGATGCAGCTCGCTTCCATCCTCAGGGAGCTTGGACTGGTGAAAAAGCGCCGACTGATCGACGGCACCCAGAAGTGGGTCTATTGCCAACCTCACGGCTGAGGTAGGCAACCTCAGATCCATTGGTATGGCTGCCGTCTTCTACCCTCTCCTACCTTCCTACCTCTACTAAAGAGTAAATAGAAATAGAGAGGAGAGGGGGAGAGGGGAGGAAAAAGGAAAAAGGTATAGGGAGGTAGGCAGAGGTTGGCAGGTTGGCAAGTCTCAAATCCGTCTCATTTGAGACAGGTGAGACTGACGATTTGCCTACCTCGCGCGCTTTATCCCCGGCATCCGCCTCCCTACCCTTGGGGCATGGCCATCACCCTCACCATTGATCCCGGCGACCTGAAGCGCGCTACAGGCTGGTCTAAAGCCGTTGCCAAGCAGCTGCCCTTTGCCACGTCCGTAGCCCTGAACGACGTGGCCTTCCAAGCCCGTCAGTCGCTCAATGGCGCAACCAACCAATACTTCAACAGCCCAACCAAGTTCACCCAGTCCGCCTTCCTGGTTCAGAAGTCAAAGAAGGCAGACCTAACCGCCATCGTCTATGCCAACAACCAGCAGGGCCGTAACCGTGCGCGCTATCTGCGCTATGGCATCAATGGCGGCACCCGCGTGGCTAAGGGCTTCGAGCGCTTCTTTGCTGGTGCAGACAAGGATGGCACCCTCCCCCCTGGCACCGCCCTGGTACCCACCTCCCTGGTCAAGACCACGGCGCAAGGCAACGTCAGTGTGGCCACCCTCAAGTCGATCAGCAAAGGACTCAGCACCACGAACAAACGCGGCGGCTTCTTTGTTGGTACGCCACGAGGCGGCAACAGACCAGCTGGTATCTATCGCCGCTCACGCGAGCAGCTGTTCCCCTACTTCATCAAGGCATCAGCAGCACCGCGATACACCGGCCGCTTTCCGATTCAGGACGTTGGAAGCAAGATCGTTCAGCGACAGTTCAATCAAAAGTTCATCGCGGCAATGGAGCGCGCACTCGCAACCGCAAAGCCGTGACCGCTCGGATCGCGCGCGGGTCCTTCTGAGCGAAATCAGTGTGGGTCGTTCGTTCGA